ATCCCGGTCGACAACATCGTGACGGGCACCTTCGGCCTGCTCGGGAAGAAGTCGGCGAGCGCCTCGGCGACCGCCGGCACGGGCTCGAACACCGCGTCGGCCCAGAACCAGGTCGACACGGGCGTCGACAACGCGCTCGCGATCCTGGAGGGGCCGAGCTACGTCGCGCAGGGGACGGTCTCGGCGAACTTCGAGCTGCAGAACAACATCCGCACGCGCCAGCAGCTCGGCACGCTCGGCCCGGTCAGCCTCGGCACGGGCACCGTGAACGTCACGGGGCAGCACCGCGCCTACTACACCGACAAGGGGATCATCGACAAGGCCAACAACCAGACCGTCTCGGCGCTCGCCTACGTCCTGGAGCAGTCCGCCGGCGCGAACGCGGTGGTCTTCGACTTCCCGTCCATCAAGTACTCGGCCGGCAAGCGCGTCACGCCTGGCATCAACCAGGACGTGATCGCGGACATGACCTGGACCGCGTTCCGCAACGCGACAGAGGGGATCACCTCTCGGATCGTGCGCTTCGTCTGATTCCGAGGCCCGGAGACGGGCGACCCCGCAACTCGACACGAGAGAAGAGAGCACCCCGCAATGCGACTCGACGACATGAGGACGGACCCCGCGCTGGAGAAGGAAGGCGCGTGGGTCCAGTGGAGAGGCGACGTCCGGCTGAAGGTCCGCCGGGCCAACAACCCCGAGTACCGGGCCGCGGTCACGGAAGGACTGCGGCCCTACCGGGCTCTAATCCGCGCGGACGCGCTGCCGCAGGCCGACGCAGACCGCGTGAACTGGACGGCGCTCGGCTCGACGGTGCTCGTCGACTGGGAGGGGATCCTCGACAGGCAGTTCAAGCCGATCCCCTACTCGGTCGAGCGGTCGCAGGAGTACATGAACGACCCGACGCTGCACGACCTGCGCGACTTCGTGATCTGGCAGTCGTCGCTGATGGACACGTTCCGCAAGCAGGAACAGGAGGCCGACCTGGGAAACTCTCCGAGCTTCTCGAATGGTGCGTCGAGTGGGGACCCTTCGAGAAGCAGCTCCGAGCCGTCGCCCGTCGCGGCAAGCCCGTCCCAGCCCTCGAACGGAAGCCCTACCTCGCAGGGCACCTCGAGACAGCGTGGGAAGCCTTCTGCGAGCACTTCAGCCGCGACGAGCGGCTGAAGCTCTCCGAGCTGGCTGTGTGGCTCACCGAGCACGGCGTCTACTCGCCCGACGAGCGGCGCGAGGTGATCTGGCTCGTGCGGCGGCTGGAAGAGCACGGCCTGAAGTTCCTGACGAAGATCGACCTCGACGAGGCCGAGCGACTCGTGGAAGAATCGAGGAGGAGCAGTAGGGCGAAGGCCCGGTAGCTGAGGCGTGGCAGAGAACAAGGTCGCAGTCGGACTGGACGCGAGCGGCGCTCAGGTAGGCGCCGACGAGTACCGTCGTGCCTGCGACACGATCAAGGCCGCGAACGCGCAGCTGATCGAGCAGATGCGCTCGGTCGACAAGTCGTTCGACGAGGTCAACAAGCGCGCCAGCTCGGGGCTCGTCAACCTCGGCGAGTCGTTCAAGCGCGCGGCGGCGACCATCGCGGGCAGCGGCGGCAACCTACGCGCGGGACTCGGCTCGCTCTCGGGCGACGTCCTCTCGACGGCCAGCAACGCCGAGGGCATGGCGAAGGCGCTCGGCCTCTCGGCAGGCGCGGTCGGGCCCCTCGCCGCGGTCGCCGCGGGCGTGACCGCGGTCGGCGGCGCGCTCGCCTACGGCACGGTGAAGGCCTTCGAGCTGGAGCACGCGCTCTCGCACCTCGCCGCGCGCACGCCCACCGGCAACGTCCAGCCCTACGAGGACGCGGCGCTCAAGCTCTCGAAGACGCTCGGCGTCGACGCGGTGCAGGCGGCCCAGACCTTCGAGGCGGCTGCCTTCGCCGGCATCTCGAAGTTCACCGACCAGGTCAACGTCGCCGGGATCGCGCTGAAGCTCTTCAAGACCGAAGGCACCGACGCCGCCCAGGCGGTGCAGCTGATCGACGCCGCGCTCGACGCCTACAACAAGCCCTCGAGCGAGGCGGCCGACGTCACGGACCAGCTGCTCTCGCTCGCGAAGTCGGGCGAGACGAAGTTCGCCGACATGGCGGCCGCGATCGCGGCGGTGGGCCCGAAGGCGAAGGGCCTGAACATCGACATGGTCGAACTCGGGTCGGTGCTCGCCGCGCTCGCCCCGAAGAGCGGCGGCGCGCTCAACGCGGCCAGCTCGCTCAGCCAGCTCCTGATCCGGCTGTCGGACCCGACGAGCCAGCTCACGAAGGACCTGGCGGCGCAGGGGATCATCTTCGACGTCAACACGGTCAAGGCGAAGGGCCTCGGCGCAGCGCTCGCGGACCTCGCGCGTCAGTTTGTCGGCAAGGAGGACAAGCTCGCCGAGGTCTTCGGCAACCCGCGCGTCGCGCAGGCGGCGTTCGTGCTCATCGAGGACGGCGGCAAGCGCGTCAAGGCGGCCTCGGACGCGGCGAAGACCTCGACGGGCGAACTCGGCGAGGGCTTCGAGAAGACAGAGGCGCTCGGCAGCGCGAAGTGGGAGAAGCTCGTCGTCAACGTCAAGTCGGGCCTGACCGAGATGACCGAGGGCCTCAAGGGCCTGATCGGCGACCTCTTCGACCTGCCCAACGCGATCGCGAGCCTCGGCGACAAGACGGAGGCGGCGTTCAAGAGCAGCGTCGGCAAGTTCGAGGTCAAGAACCGTCCGAGCGAGTTCTTCAGCGAGGAGGACATCAAGCGGCTGGACGAGGCGCGCGCGAAGATGGACGCGGTCGGCGACTCGTCGAAGGTCGTCTCGATCCGCGCGCAGGCGACGAGCGACTACCTCAAGGGCGGCTTCACTGAGTTCTCCGAGAAGATGCTCACGGTCGACCGCGACCAGCTGCGCGCGCTCGACGAGGCGATCGACAAGCAGAAGACGCTGACCGCAGAGAAACGCGCGGCGCTCGGCGGCGACGTGACGATCGCGCCCGAGGACCAGCCCGCGCTGCGGCCGATCAAGAAGCCCGACATCGCGACGCTCATCCCGGGCGAGAAGCAGGGCCCGGAGATCGAGAAGGGCTTCGAGGAGAGTTCGAAGGCCGCGAAGGACCTCGCGAACACGCTCGACGAGAAGCTCGCGGCGTCGCTGAAGAAGCAGGCCGACGAGCTGAAAGGCACGACGGACTCGCTCGACCTCTACCGCGGGGCGTTGCAGGCCACGCTGGCGATCGAGGAGAAGTCGCTGCGCAGCGGAGAGGAGGAGCTGCAGAAGAAGATCGAGCTCTACGAGAAGCTCGGCATCCCGGTCGACGACCTGAAGGCGAAGCTCTTCCTGCTCGCGGCCGAGGACGACCGGCAGATCGCGTTGAAGCGCGAACTCGTCCGCGTCCAGATCCTCGACTACCAGTCCTCGCAGCGCACGGCAGAGGCGAAGCTCCACCAGGGCCAGGCCATCCACTCGCTGAACGACGCGACGGCGCTCTACGTGCAGGGCCTGAAGGAGGTCGTCAAGTTCGCAGAGCTGAGCGCGAAGCAGGACAAGGCCTTCAAGGAGGGCCCCGAGAAGTTCGTCGAGGACTTCAAGGTGCAGACCGAGGCGATCGGGAAGACCGCAGACGAGCAGGAGCGCCTGACGACGCTGCGGCAGTACGACGACATCGTGATGCGCCTGCAGGAGCAGGGCATGACGGGGCTGAACGACAAGTTCGCCAAGACGCGCGAGGAGCTGATCAAGCAGCTCGACAGCGCGGCGTTGAAGCGCAAGGCGGCCGAGATCGGCCACGCGATCGCGGACCCGATCTCGCAGGGCCTGGAGAACGCGGTCTTCAGCGCGGGCACGGCCAAGGAGAAGCTGAACGCGATCGTCAACGACCTGATGCGCAGCCTCTTCCGGACGATCATCACGAACCCGCTGAACCAGGCGCTGTCGGGGCTGCTCGCGGGGCTCTTCGGGCCGAAGCCTACCGGGCCGGCAGCGCTCTTCCCGTTCGGCTTCCCTGGCTTCGCGATGGGCGGGGTCCCCGACAGCACGTCGAACTACGAGCGCGGCGGGGTGCCGCGGACGGGCTACGCGATGGGCGGCGTGCCGGAGGTCGCGGACACGGTCCTGCAGAACATGCCGCGTCGCTACGACATGGGCGGGCTGCCGCAGCTGCCGCCGTACCAGGCGATCTCGCAACAGCCGATGCTGCGCTTCGAGTCGGGCGGCGTGCCGGGCGGGTACGAGCCGCCGAACTACGCCACGAGCGGCGTGGCGATGCCGACCGTGCCCTTCCTGCCGCACGCCTCTGGCGGGATCGTCGAGCACGCGACAGGCTCGGTACGCTCGCTGTCGAGCCTGCCCGACCTCGGCAGCCAGCCGTCGCTGTTCCAGATGGCCGGCGGCAAGACTGGCTCGATCCGCGAGTACGGCAAGCCCGAGGGCATCTTCCCGCTGGTCGCGCGCGGCCCGAGCGGGCGTCTCGGCATCGAACTCGTCGGGCAGTCGCAGCGCAACCAGCAGCCGGTCATGCAGAGCATCGACCAGCGCCGCTCGATGAACGTCACGTTCAACCTCTCCGACCGGCTGGACGCGCGCAGCCGCCGGCAGATCGTCAGCGACCTCGACCGCGCGTCGAAGAAGGTCTGACCCGCGATGGGCTTCCACGACGTTCAGTTCCCGCTCGACGCCGAGTACGGCTCGCAGGGCGGCGACGGCTGGAACACGGGCATCATCGAGCTGGACTCCGGCACGGAAGAACGCGTCGCGCGGTGGTCCAACCCCAAGCGCTCGTACGACGTCTCCTACGCGGTGAAGACGCGGACGGTCCTGCGGGCCGTCCTGGACTTCTTCAACGCGCGGCAGGGCGCGGCGAACTCCTTCCGGTTCCGCGACTGGATGGACTACGCCTCGACGGCCGACGGCGGCGTGATCTCGTTCGGCGGCGTCACGTATCAGGCCGCCGCAGCCGGCGCCGCGAACATCACCAACGCCGACCAGCAGATCGGCACGGGCAATGGCACGACGACGACGTTCCAGCTCGTCAAGAAGTACACGAGCGGCTCGCAGACCTACACGCGCAACATCACCAAGCCCGTCTCGGGCTCGCTCCTGATCTCGTTCGACACGGGCGCCGGGCCGGTGAACCAGTCGTCGGGCTTCTCGGTGGACACCTCGACCGGGATCGTCACGTTCACCACAGCGCCCGCGAACGGGACGCTGATCCGCGCGGGCTTCGTCTTCGACGTCGAGGCGCGCTTCTCCGACGACACCGACAAGCGCGGCATCCGATGGCAGTTCTCCGGCGGCGACCAGGTCGGCACGGACGCGATCGTGCTCGTGGAGGTCCCCTCGAGCAGCTTCGTGGACGAGGACGACATGCCTGGCGGGTCGGCGGACCTGGGCGTGGTCACGGCGAGCTTCACGGTCAACCTGGCGCTGGGCCGCGTGCAGCGGTGGACGGTGAACACGGCCTCGCTGAACGCCACGATGCCCGACGGCAACCTCTTCTCCGACGGCGACCGGCACCTCTTCGTGGTCAACGACGGCAGCCAGTCGATCCAGGTCAAGCGGTCGAACGGCACCAACGAGTTCGTGATCGCGGCGGGCGCGAAGGTCCGCTTCGTCCTCGTGACCCAGACCGGCGCGGCGACCGGGAAGCGCTGGTACGGGTTCTGAGCCGTGATCTCGGAGGCGAAGTACCAGGGCCTCTCGCGCGAGTTCTTCACGACGGGCTCGCAGCTCGGCTGGGGCACGCGCGTCTTCCTGATCAGCGCCACGGCGGCCGGGAACATCTTCACGCTGCCCGACGCGCGCTCGCTGCCGAAGGGCTACACGGTCCTAGTGGGCGGAGTCGGCGCCAACTCGTTCGTGGTCAAGGACGCCGGCGGCAACACGCTCGAAGCGTCGCACGCGCAGTTCACCTGGACGTGGTTCACGCTGTTCATCAACACCACGGCGGCAGGCACGTGGCTGCTCGACGCGAGGACTAGGCTCACGTGACCAAGCAGCCTCCGAAACTCCGGCTCGTCGAGACCACTGGCTTCGAGCGGTTCTCGAACTCCGGGCACCGCATCGGCTACCTCGGCGCGGGCTGGTCGACCGGCGGCGGCGGCTCTGGCGTGCCGCTGACTCCTGGCCTGCGTGGCACGGGGCAGTACCTCTCGTTCGTGCAGGACCTGAGCTACTCGACCGTCGGCAACTCGAAGGGTGGCAACTGGGACTCGGGCGGCGTCTGCTTCGACTACCGCGGCGGCGCCGGACGGATCTTCGTCGAGGTCTACACCGGCGGCCCGAACCCGATCCAGGTGCGCAGCGACATCCTCACGGGCCAGTACATCGTCCGCAACACGAACGTCTCGCCGACCGTCGACTGGGTGGCGAGCGCGAGCTACCCCGTCAGCTCGCCGCCCGTCGTCAAGATCGAGTTCCTGTTCTACCTGAAGGGCGGCACCTCGGGCTTCTTCCAGCTCTGGGTCGAGGGCGTGCTCGTCCTCGAACGCTACGGCGTCAACCTCGGCAACAATTCGAACGTCGCGGGCAACCTCGCCGGGTTCCGCTGGCACGAGCAGGGCGACATCGACAACGTCTTCATCTCGGTCGGCGTCGGCGGCTTCACCGACGGCGACGTGCTCAGCGACACCGCAGGCAACCCGCAGCTCTTCGCGCTCTCGCCTGGCTCGCAGGGCAACTACCGCGACGGCACCTCGACTCCGGCGGGCGGCGCGGCGAACAACTGGGACAAGGTCGACGAGACCGTGCTGAACGAGAGCAACACGACGGACTTCGTCGCGCTCTCGACCACGACGACCGTCAAGGAGAGCTACATCCCGCTCGCGCTACCTGGCACGGTCACCAAGGTGATCTCGGTCGCGCCCTACTTCTCGCACGCGACGGACACCGGCGGACAGCCCCAGCCCTTCACCTTCCTGCGGTTCAACCCGCAGACCGGCGTCGCCATCGACGTGACCTACGTCGAGCCGATGCTCACGTCCTACGCGAGCACGACCACGCTGGCGAACGGCCAGTGCTTCCACGGGATCTTCCGCAAGAACGGCATCAGCGGCCGCGCCTTCACAGTGGCAGACGTGAACACGATGGAGTTCGGCTGGGGACCGAGCACCGGCGCGGCCGGCCTCTCGCGCGTGGGGTGCGCGTGGCTCGAGGTCGGCTGCTACGACTCGCCGCCCGCGGAGCCGTCGATCACGAGCCCGGCGCGCGCGCAGCTCACGCAGAAGACGCACCGCTTCTCGAACCTCTGGAAGATCGAGCCCGTCTGGGGCTGCCCGCTCTTCTTCACCGACCACGACCGGCCGCTGGTCGTCGGCGGCGTGACCTACGTGCCGACGGGCGCCTGGAGCCGGACGAACGAGCGGCGCGAGCTGGGCCTGAAGGAGTCGGACCAGGACTTCTCGGGCGTGATCAACTCGACGGCGATCACGACGAACGACCTGCGCGCGGGACGGTACAGGCAGGCGCGCGTCACGCAGATGCTCGTCGACTGGCGCTACCCGACGATCGACATGCGAGGCCAGGCCAGCGCGATCACTATCCGCTACTTCACGATCGAGGACACGCGGTTCGACGGCGAGAAGTGGGTCGCTACGATGTCGGGCCTGCTAGCTCGCATGCAGAACAAGGTCGGCGACGTCTACGCGCCGCGCTGTCGCGCGCGCCTCTTCGACCGCGACTACCCGCTGCCCGGCACCACGCCCGACGTCGAGCGCCTCTGCAAGCTCGACTCGATGAGCTACTACCGGACCTTCGACGTGACCGGAGCGATCACCGACCGGCGCATCTTCGCGATCACGGTCAACGGCTCGCCCTCGCTGCCCTCGGGCTGGTTCAACGACGGCCTGCTGGTCTTCGTGGCCGGCGCGAACACCGGGGTCGTCGGCGAGATCCGCGACTTCTCGCTGGGCGTGGTCACGCTCCACCTGCCGCTGCCCTTCGACGTCAGCTCGCTGGAGAACGGCATGGTCTGGCCCGGCTGCAACCTGCTCGCGGGCTACGGCACCGCGGTCGGCGACTGCGTCGACAAGTTCAACAACGGCGTCAACTATGCGGGCTTCGACACGCAGCCCGGCACGGACGAGGCGATGCGCGGAGGCGAGCTGTGATCGAGGGCAGCCTGCGCGAACGGCTGGTCGCGGAGGCGCGCAAGCTGCTCAAGCGGCCCTTCGTCCACCAGGGCCGCAACGAGTTCGGCGTGGACTGCGTCGGGGTCGCGGTCTTGCCCATGCGCGCAGTGGGGATCGACCCGCCCGACCTGACCGCATACGACCGCTACTCGGCGGGCAAGGCGCTGCCGACGCAGCTCGCGCTGATCGCCGTGCGCATCGACCTCGACGACGCCGAGGGCGGCGACGTCCTGACGTTCCCGCACGAGTCGATCCGCAGCCGGGCAGAGAAACGAGAGGAGCACTTCGCGTGGCTCGTCTCGCGGTGGCGGATGCTGCACGCCTGGGACCAGACGCGCGGCGTCGTCGAGCACGAACTCGACGAGCGGTGGCGGCGACGCGTCACGGGCGTGTGGCGGCTGCGCGCCGTCGCGGAGGACGACCGCGCGCGCGTCCACGCGGCGATCGCGAACCTCGCCTCGCGGGCAGAACCGGTGGAGCTGGGCTGATGGCCACGATGGCGCTGTACGCCTGGGGCCTGCCGGCGGGCCCGCTCGGCTGGGCGATCGCGCTCGGCGGGATGTACGTCGACTCGAAGATCCAGGGGCTGCTGCTCGGGCAGAACACGCCGCACTTCAAGCCGCAGGACATCAAGCTGCAGACGGCTCAGGAAGGCACGCCGATGTTCTTCCTGATGGGGCCCGAGGTCCGCGTCGCGGGCCAGGTGATCTGGAAGTCCGCGGTGCGCTCGGTGCGGCAGGGCGGCGGCAGTGGCGGCGGCTGTGGCACGGGACCAGCGCCGCCGACGACGTACGCCTACTACGCCGACGTCGCGGTCGCGATGGGACAGCCGCCGGCAGGCACGCGCATCGTCCAGATCGACAAGCTGTGGTTCGACGGCAAGGTCGGCTGGAAGAACAGCCCCGACATCGACATCGTCTCGTCCGTCGTCTCGGTCTCGCTGTACGACACCTACTCCGACCCGGGGCACGTGATCGACGCGCACTCGGACACGTTCCATCCAGGGCAGACGCTGATCTTCGAGGACGGCATCGGCCTGCACAACGGCGACCGCGTGCGCATCACCGGCGCGACGGGCGCCACGTCGATCAACGGCACGTGGGTCGTCGCGAACGTGGACGACACGGGCGAGTTCTTCGACATCCCGACGACGCCCGGCGGCACCTACACGGGCAACGGGATCATCTCGAAGATCACGAGCTACCAGCAGATCGACTCGCCGAACGGCGGGCCGGACCTCTCGCAGTTCCGCGCCGGCTACGACGTGGTCGTCTCGGGCTTCGCCAGCTCGGCCAACAACGGCACGTTTCGGTGCATGACCTCGTTCAAGGACACCGTCACGGGGACGTCCTACGTGCGGCTCCTGAACATCAACGCGGTAGCTGTCGCGTCTGGCGTCACGGTGACGCTGCACCAGGACCTGCCGCAGTTCAACCCGAAGTATTTCACGAACGTAGTCGTGCACGACGGCAGCCCGTGGCAGCCGCCGGACTCCGTGATCGAGGCCGCGCTCGGCGTGGGCAACGCGTCGGGCAACCACGGCGTGATCTACGTCATGCTCCAGAACCTGAACCTGACCGCGTTCGGCGACCGCATCCCGAACATCAACGCGCAGGTGCAGGTCGCCTCGACGATGTCCGTCGCAGATGGGATCACGAACCTCGTGGCCTGGGGCGACTACGGCAGCGTGGAGATCGACGTCTCGGCGCTGACCGCGATCCCGATCAAGGGCTACCAGGTGCAGGGCGTCGGCTCGACGATCAACCGCCTAGGCACGGTGATGACGACCTACGACGTCGTCGGCTACGAGCAGAACGGCAAGATCGTCTTCGTCCAGCGCAAGAACCTCGTGCCGAGGGTGATCCCGACGACCGACCTGGTGGCGCACCGCTACGGCGACGACGGGCCGCGCAAGTGCGAGGTGACCGACGCGCGCGACCGCGACCTGCCGCGTGAGGTCTCGGTCAACTACTACAACCCGTCGAAGGACTACCAGAACGGCACCGAGACGTACCGCATGGCGGGGTCGCGCGGCGACTCGCCGGAGCAGTTCGACACCGGGATCACGATGACGCCGAGCAACGCGCAGAGCCTCGCGCGGCGCATGCTCTGGAGCACCTGGGCCAACCGCCAGGTCGTCGAGGTGGTCCTGCCGCCCTCGTACATCGACCTCGTCGAGGGCCAGGTGCTGCAGTTCACCGACCTCGGCCGGACCTGGACGATGCTCGCTGGGCAGATCGACCTCGGTGCAGACGGCACGGTCAAGGTGCGCGGGCCGCAGGACGAGGCGGCGGCGCTGACCTACGCCGGAGACCCGGCGACGGGCGGCGGCAGCGACAGCGGCGGCGCCGGCATCCTCGAAGAGCTGGACCTCGAGATCATCGACATAGCTCCGCTGTCGGAAGGCGCGGTGAACCAAGTCGGGCTCTACTGGGCCGTCGCGCCCAGGCGCGCCGCGTCGTTCTACCCTGGCGCGACGCTCTTCTCCTCGAACGACGACGTCGACGCGGACTTCGTCGAGGTCGACAGCGCGGCGAGCGCGTCCGACATGGGCACGGGCTCGGGCACGCTCGGCGGCGGCGTCACGCCCTACATGCTCGACTACAAGAACACGATCGACGTGGTGATGCAGACGGGCTTCCAGCCGCAGTCTGTCGCGGTGGACGACATCATCACGCTGGGCAAGAACGTCGTGCTCGTCGGGAACGAGTTCATGGCCTACGCGACCGCGGCGCTCGTGGGGACGAACACCTACCGCCTCTCGGTGCTGCTGCGCGGGCTGCGTGACACCGACGACCAGATCGACATCCACGTGCCGAACGAGCGCGTGGTGTTCCCTGGCGGCGGGTCGCTGAACTTCCTGCCGCTCTCGATCACCGACCTCCAGGTCATCAAGAACTACCGCGCGGTGCCGTCGAGCGGCGCGGTCGAGGACTACCCGAGCGTGCCTGTCGCCTTCCGCGGAGGTACGACTCTCTGCTTCTCGCCGACGGCGGTGCAGGGCTTCCGCAACTCCGCTGGCGACTTGACGATCAGCTGGGACCGGCAGACGCGCTCGATCGTGAAGATGTTCTCCACGAACCAGATCCCGCTGAACGAGCCGCGCGAGCTGTACGAGATCGACGTGATGGACTCGAACGACGTCGTGGTGAAGCGCACGCTCTCGATCACGGCGGCCACGACCGTGACCTACTCGGCGGCGAACCAGACGACGGACTTCGGGAGCCCGCAGGCGAGCGTGCGCCTGCGGCTCTACCAGATCGGCGACACGGACGGACGAGGCCGCGCGCGGCGCGCGACTGTTTGACAGCGAGGAGACCGAGGAGACCCAGCCATGACGAGCGCCAACTTCCTCCTGCCCGAACTCACGGCCCAGCAGTCGGGCGCGGAGACGCGGTACAACTTCATGCAGGCGCTGTTCGACGCGCTCTGGGGGCACACGGTCAAGAGCGCGACGACCACCGCGCAACCGGGCTCGCCGACGAACGGCGACGTCTACTGGATCCCTGGCTCGCCCAGTGGCACCGACTGGACGGGCCACGCGAACACGCTGACAGTGCGGATCAACGCGGCGTGGTACTTCTTCACGCTCGGCGCCGCGCAGGAGGGCTGGCTCTTCTACGCGCAGGACTCGAACATCACGTACTCCTGGGACGGTGCCGCGCTCAACGCGTTCGTGGCGACGGGCATCGCGGCAGCTGGGACCACGCAGGGCGCGGCGACGCTGCTCTCGATCAGGAACTCGATCGTGACCTCGGCTACCGGTGGTTCGGCGGATGGCGTCAGGCTGCCGACGGCGTTTCTCGGGAACGAGTTCACGGTCTACAACGCCTCGATCGCGACGATCAACCTGTACCCGCCGTCTGGCGGGACCATCGACGCCGGGTCGACGAACGTGCAGATCACGATCGCGGCGAACAAGGCCGCGCGGTTGCTCGCGCGCGACACGACGAACTGGTGTTCCTGGAAGGGCGCGTGAGCTAGGCCGCGAGCGCGGGCTCGGGCTCGCGGTCCGTGGCGCGCGTGCGGAACGCGCCGTGGCCGTGGTGCGCATCGACCTTGCGCAGCCGTTCGACGTCCTCGCGGGACCAGCGCACGGCCACCGTGCCGACCCGCACGCCCTCGATGGCGGCGGTCGAGCGCATGGCGAGCCAGTAGATCTCGGCCTCCTCGGTGGGCGTGAGGCGCGCGTCGAGCGCCTGGGTGAGCAGGCTCGCGAGGCGGCCGAGGTCGAGGTCGAGAGCCAGCTGGCGGTCACGGTCGAGACGGTCGGTCGCGTTCTTCATGGTCGTCGTGTTCAT